CCATTGTCTGCATCCTGACCAACAATTCCTTGATCGTTAATGACAGTTCCAGTTTCTAAAAGATAATTACCGTTACCTAAATCTTGGCCTACCTTTTGAGCCTCAACAGTAACCTCTTGGAGGATTTCAGCTTCAGATGTGCCAAGGCTTTCACTTAACGTAGAAAAGGCTTCTTTGCCTCCAGCGAGAAGCGCCGCAAGTCCCGCTTGCCCAAGATCAACTTCGCCCGTAGTCACAAGCTGAGTAAGCACAGATATACCACCGGCCTGTATTGCGGCATCAGCAATAGGTATGCCTGTTTCAACAAGCTCTTGCAGTGTATTTGCGGTAGATGCAATATCACCTAGCAGACCATCAATTTCTGCACTAGCGGCTACCGCATCACCTAACCTAGCACCAGCATAACCAGTCGCCGCAGAAATTAATGCTTGTTTTAAATCTACCTCCCCTGTAGTTATTAGCTGAGTAGCCACAGAGCTAATGCCTTGTATAGCGGCCGTAGCCGCTGGCCCTGTTATTCCTACTGATCCTAACGCCGATGTAAGAGGCCCGGCTAGCGCACCACCCGTGAATACGCCAACAGCAACAGTCATAATAAGGCGGCCATAGTCAAAGCTAGTATCTATAAATAAAGTTTGACTAAGACCACTCCCGTTAAACCCCCAAACCTGACCGTCATTATCTACATACGTAGTAGCTATACCGTACTTAGAAGCTAGCGCATCTACAGCTTCTTGGTTGTCTGCATACGTCTCATTAATATTGTCTGTGTATAAAGAGCTAGATTCTTTAACAAAATTAAAATACGCATCAAAATCTAAATGAGGATTTTGCTCTTTGAACAAGTCCATGCCTGTTCCTTTGTCGCCATCCCAGAACGCTTTAATTTCATCTTTAGTGTAGTAGTAACCTTGACTATAGTTTCTACTAAAATCATCGCTGGCTTCGCCGTAGTTGTTATAGCGATCATCCTCAAGAGGCTGAGTAAAATAATAAACAGGCTCACTGTAATCAATATTAGACACCCAGCCTTCTGTTGTAAGCTCTGCGTTATTTCTATAAAACTGTCCATCTTCTCCTACAACAACAGGATCAGGACGCCCTTCATTTAATTGTCCTTGTATACCTAACCCCATAGTATCTGGAGAATTAGCCAGTATAGTCAGCGCTTCTGTGTAATCAGGGCCGCCACCTGTTGTGCCATCAGCCGTATCACCACCTGTTGTGCCATCAGCCGTATCACCACCCGTCGAATCGCCTGACTCGATTGAGGAGTCGTCAGAGGCTACGTTGTTAGAGGCTGTGTCGTCAGTGGTTGTGTCGCCAGCGATCGTGTCGTCAGTGGTTGTGTCGCCAGCCGTTGTGTCGTCAGCAGTCGTGTCGTCATCTATGGTATCGGCTAAGGGGTCATAGCCCTCTTCTTCGGCGACTTGAGAGACAAACGCATCCACATTAACTGCTGGTTGATCGACAACCAAATACTGCCTTTCTCTTTCGGTTGGAAGCCTGCCAGCACCTTCCGAGAACTTAGCTACTACACTGGCTTCACGTGAGTTCGCAATACCCTGTTCAATTTGCTCAATCGTTTGTCCGGTCGCAAGCCAGCCATCCAAGCCGCCCTGCAAAGGATCGCGGCCTAGATACTTGTTATATAGCCGAATAATCTGATTGGCTTTATCTTCTAGCTCTTTAGATGTAACAAATAACTCTGCCATTACTTAGCTCTCAACTTCATCAGCTTGTCAGCACCTCGGATGCCGAAGCTGGCACTGACCGCGAGAAAAAGAAGATACTGATACCAGTCAGGCAAAGTAGATAGAACGTCAAAGCTGTAACGAACACGATCAACAACACCGGCATCGTCAGCCACAACAGAATATCCAAGACAGAATAGTGGGACTGCGAGTACAACCGTCCAAAACTCGTCTTTCCACGAGTTGCCAGACGCCTCAGCCATTTTTTCTTCCCATGTAGCAGTGTTGCTAATGACCTGCATCTTTGCTTGATGCTTAGCTTGAGACTGCTCATGGCGATTGTTCATCCATGTCTTGGCAAGTCCTGCTACCGGGCCTAACAGTGCTTGTAGCATCAGTCATCATCCTTTACAAATCGGCCCTTAGCATCACGCTTTTGCTTGCGGCCTGCTAGCTCTTGGACTGTATCGGTTTCCCAAATACGGATGCCTGTCCAGACAATAGTAAATAGGGCGGCAATAGGTGGAAGAATAGAGCCGAGAGTGCCAAGCATCGTAAATATGCTGACGCCATCTATAACCTGCTTTGTTGTTTCTTCCATCTTCAATTTCCCGACACCGATTTAAAAATAAACGTAATAAGAAATCCTGCTACACCTACAAGAACTGCAATCCAAAATGATTTAACTATTGCGTCTTTTGCCTCTTGTTGTGCATAAACCTCTCTCTGTCTTTGCGCCTGAACTTCTTTCATGCAGTTACGGTACTCTTCTAAACCTTCATTACCGTATGCATACTGCAATAATGTCACCAATTCTTTTCTTTGGTTTTCTATCCTTTTCTTTGCGGCAAACATTTGGGCCGCTTCTGCCTCTACCGAGTTTGCAAACACCACTTGTTTAAGTGGGTTGCTTCGTTTCTGTTGCCTTTGGTTCGCATATAAAACATCTGATGCGTGACCCTGCCATCTAGCTACTACCTGAAACGTATCCTCTATGGACTTGCCTGCCTCGATAAAGGCTCTGACCCCTGCGTATGCTTTCGTAGCCGCCGCCGCCGCTGTAATCGGGTCAATCATTTGTCACCTCGTAAATCACGTAAGGATCGCAATATGAATTAGGCCAAGGTAAATACCATGTATACGTTTGATCTGATTCGCTATTTAGCTCCTTATATCGACAAATTCTGTAATGCTCTAACCTCGTCCTACTGCCTATTGCCCATGTGTAAATGTAGGTATCAAGCACCAAATACAGGACAATAATCTCCACATATCAATCGCCATTTAAAGCATCCAAGTCGTCCCAAACCCGTTGAGCATGAGCCGCGGCATCAAACGCTATTGTTGCGTCAGGATCACTTGGATCTGGGTCAGTCCAGCCTCGCGCAGTTGCCTGAGTCGAAAGATACGTCTGAAGATTCGCCTTTGATGTTATTTCTTCAATTGCATCAGAAATATCTGCGCCATCATCAGAAATTCCAACCATAATCCAATCTTGCGGGCTGGCGGTTCCGCTATCTGGAACTGCATACATTCCGCCAGTAGGTTGCGTTACGCCAAACTTCAAAAAAGTAGGGATAGTGCCTTCAGCAGTAAGTCTGTATTTAACAACCTTATGCGGCATCTGCGGCCTCCTTCAGTCTTGGGTTAGCCAGCGAGGTTTCATCTAGCAAATTAAAGCCCCTGCTTTCGGCAAAATCATGCGGGCAATCTGCCCACTTATCAGCACACGCTTCCAGCCACTTCACCGTCGAGGCATGATCTGGCGCTTGTCCTGACTTTATTGTTTCGTTTTCCCACTGCAAATAAGCGAATACCTCTGCCTGCGCCTGCGCGGCGTTAATGCCAAGGTCAAAAAGGTAGATTAGGTTGCCCTCATCAATCATACCGTTTCGACTTCTAGCGGCATTCAAAGCCTGCTTCATGCAGGTCATAATGTGGTACTTGACTTCTTCTCGCTCGTAATCTTCCTCAGTTAGCTCGTCTTTGCCTATTTTCTTCATCAGTGACTCGTACTGGTTAGTGAAGAAATTGAGCTTGCGAATTGCCCCTTCAACATAGCCACGCGAAGATGCGGCTTGAGCCTGCATTTCGTTTATCTTGACCTCTAGCATTTCACGCTCTAGGTCATCTTTCTCTTTGCTCAGCTGACGTTCCAGCTTTTTGAGCTTGATCTCTTTTTTCTTCATGCGGAAATAGCCGTCTTGCAAAGCGCCTTTTGTCTTTTCTATCTCTGCAAGCGTATGCTTGACTGACCGGATTGGCGTAATTGCCGTCACATCCAGCGTCACACTCATCATTTGCGAATGCGACTTGTAAAAGTTTGTAGATGCTTGCTGGATGGCTGGTGACTTATCTTGAATATTAGCCAGCATCGACTTGTATTCAGGGCGGGCGGCAGGCAGGTGGATATTAATATCGTGCTTTACCAATCCCCTTTGATCTTGAGGCTTTTTCATGCCTGCAATCCTCCGTGGGCAGACGATGTTGCTCCATGCCTTCTTACATAATTACTTGTCACATCACCAAAATCCGTAGCATTGCCTGTCGAGGCTATAGTTATTTTGTCTACGCTTTTTAAGAGTGTGCTAGACGCATTTTTCCCGCCTATAAAGATACCCAGCGTCCCGTTTGAAGTTCCGTCTGCTTCTCCTCTCGCATCTGTTAAATCACCAAAATCCGTAACATTCCCGGTAGACGCGATGGTGACGTATTCCATTACATTAGATTGTGATGATCCTGCTGGCCTTTCTCCGCCAGCAAACACCCCGCGAGTTCCAGAACTCAAGCCACCAGCACCGAATATTGCTGTATTACTTAAATCACCGAAGTCTGTGGCGTTGCCAGCAGAAGCAATCGTCACATAGTCGATGATGTCATAATTAGTCCCGCCTGATCGTCCACCAGCAAACAACCCCCTAGTAGACGAAGAGCAAGCATTTTTCATGTCTTGTCTGCCTGTTGTTAGGTTTCCAAAGGTTGTTGCATTGCCTGTCGAAGCGATTGTGATGTAGTCAATCAAGTCTGTATTTGCAGGATTTCGTTCTGACTGAAACAAGCCTCTAGTAGCGTTTGATAACGCCGCAGTTAGTCCGTTATGGTTTGCAGTTGCATCACCAAAATCTGTAGCGTTGCCTGTAGAGGCTATCGTCACATAGTCCAGAACATTCGAATCGCCATCTTGACCGTGAGAAAACACAGCGCGAGTTGATGATGACACTGCCCCACAATACTCTGCCGCTGTTGTTAGGTCACCAAAGTCAGCAAAGTCGCCCGAGCTTCCCAGCGCAACATACTGTATAACATTGAGGTTATAGGTTTGACCCGCTAATCCGCCACCAACTATTGCCCGAGGAAAGTTGCCCGCAATGGGCCAATTATCCTCAGAGGTAAACCTATAAGCCTCTGGAAGCGACCAAACGCCACTAGCAGTTGAATCAGCAAGATTGCCACTCGGGTTTACAGTTGAAGCGGAAATAATATTGCCTTGGTATCGCTTGCCCATCCAATAACCCCTACTTATAAATATTGGCTAACATTGCAAAACTAAATTGCTAGCTAATTTCTTCGTAGCTAACAATAACCTCAAGATCGTTTGCAGTTCCCGCCGTAACAGAAATAGACCGATCTTCTTCCAGATAAAGAGCGGTATTTTTGTCGATAACAATTAGTGATGCGTCTGCTGGCACTGATACGGTAGACACAAGAGAATACGCTGTCCCGCCAATATCGTCCTGAGAGTGATAGTCAACAGTCACATTACAAGCATTTGTGCCATCAACATTAGCGACCTGAATCATGTTGATTTTAAAAACTTTCCCACTAGATGCCGCATTGCTTACAAGCTGTGTTGCCGATGTGCTAGACAAAGCAACGTAAGCTGATTTAGCTGTAATAGTGGATACATTTACAATGTTTGGTGCCGCCATAATTTAGCTCCTATCCAAAGACAATAGCCATAGCAATGGCTTTACCTGTTCCAGCCTTTGAGTCTAGCTGGGTTTGAATGTTAGACGTAACGCCGTCAACGTAATTAAGTTCAGCGGTGGTAGCTGTAACACCGTCAAGAATGTTTAACTCTGCCGCTGTGCTTGTAACGCCATCAAGGATATTTAACTCCGCAGTCGTTGCGGTTACACCATCCATGATATTCAGTTCAGCCGCAGTAGACGTAATAGACGTTCCTGCTATCTGCAACGTCGTTGCATTAACCTCTCCAGATGACCCGTAAACAACCGCCTTGCTGTTTACGATAGTCCCGGCGCTAGAGCCATCTACAAGATTTAGCTCAGAAGCAGTGCTAGTCACACCGTCTAAGATATTAAGTTCGGCTGTAGTGCTTGTTACGCCATCAAGAATGTTAATTTCAGTAGCTGTTGCGCTTACTGCTACATCCTCGTTTATTTTTGGCGATGTTAAGGTTTTATTTGTTAGCGTGTCTGTCGTTGCTTTGCCCACCAATGTGTCTGTGGCAGGGGGTAACGTCAGCGTTACGTTTCCGCTGTAGTCAGCGTGTGCGGCTGACTGAAGCTGAGTGTAGTGAGCGTTTGACGATTCACAATAAAACTTAATGTTTGATGCTGTTCCGCCATTCTTTAAAACAATCTCACCAGTTTGAATGTCAACATTGCCATCCAGCCTGACCAAGCCAGTTCCATTTGGCGTAAGCGTAATGTTACCGTTAGATACACTTACAATGTCCTGACCATTTACATCAAGACTGCCACCCAACTGCGGGGTGGTATCTTCAACAATGTTGCTAATGCCAGAGCTAGTAGCAAGGCCAGCCACCAACGTGCTTCGGGTAAGTTTTTTTAGGCCACCGCCTGAAGTATCTACAGCTAGTAATACATCGTCGCCAGCAACAGTAGATATTTCAGATAAATCGCCAACAGCGGTTGATGCAAACGCAGTGCCATTAGCTATCAATAAATTTCCAGAGGTATTTGTTGCCGTCTGAAAGGTCGTGCCTTTGACCTCACCCGACGAGCCGTAAATAACAGCCTTAGAATTAACGACCGTTCCAGCCGTAGAGCCATCTAACAGATTTATTTCGCCCGCTGTAGACGTAACGCCATCCAAAATGTTTAGTTCAGCGGTCGTAGATGTAACCCCATCTAAAATATTCAACTCAGCGGCGGTCGATGTCACGCCATCAAGAATGTTTAATTCTGCGGCTGTAGCAGTAATCGCTGTGCCGTTAATAGACAGAGATGTAGGATTCGTACCAATCTCAACGACTGAGCCACTTGAGTTTTCTGAGTACAGTCGATTATTGGTCAGGTCTAATGCGGGTTCGCCTTGGACTAAATCACTTGCGGCAGGCGCTCCTGATCCATTCTTTAGCTTAATCGTGGTTGCCATAACCTACTCCAAGAAAAACAAACAAAAGGAAAAGGGGGCCGAAGCCCCCCGGAAGATTAGGCAGATGGTACTGCCAGTACGAAGCCAGCCTCTGGGCGATACACCTGAACACCATAAAGTGTGTCTGCGGTGTACAGCGTAGAGAGGTACTCTTGCTTGTACTGAGTCTGCGAACGAACAGCCATTTGCTCAGCCATAACAACTGCTTCGCTATGGAACAACAAGGCCGCACGAGTATCTACAGACGATGCAGTGTTGTCAGCCGCCGCCTCAATCGTTCTGCAATTGGCAGACACGTAAACGTCTACGCCATACAGGTTACCGATCAAGCCGTTGTTGACTGTACCGCCAGATACAAAGTCAGATGACACATACCGATCAATACCCATAATCGCGTTGCGCGTTGCGGGCGGAATGATCAAGTTACGACCTTCCATTGGTACATTGTTGTCATCCATCTTCTGGATCATGTCGCGGAAAAACGCATCCGTGAACTCGTCACCAGCTACCAGAGTGTCATCAGTGTACTGAGTGGTAGTGCCATTGTCGTTGAAGAAACAACCAGTGTGCTGGTAGTCAGTAGCGGCAGGGCTGAATACAACAGCGCCACCATCACCAAAGCCAGTACCAGCCGCGTGAAGGTCATTGTCAACCTGTACAGCCAGAGCATAACCAGCGTCTTCAGTGTAGAACTGACGCAGAGATGACAGAGCCTGTACCTCTACGATGTCTTCAATCAGACGCGAGTATTCAAAGTGACGGTTAATGGTAACTGTCAACTCTGACTCTGTGTTGGCAATGATCGTTACCGCAGTATCAGCCGCCTTAGCATTGGCATCACCACGAGTAGGCTTAGGAATATGAATAACGTCACCCTTCTTGCCAGTCATAGCGAGACGCTTGACAAGGGGAGCC